AAGGTTTGCCCACCACTGGGATGTAAAAACGGGCGCAATATATGCGTTCCAAAAGTTCTTAATGCTCTGCCACACTTTTTTTATTTTATCGGTAATATAGCTCCAATTTGGCGCAATGGCCGCGGCCAGACTGGCACCGCCTGCGAGGAGCATACCAATGCCTAGCGGGATGCCTGCCCCTGCGAACAACAGGATAACGCCCAAAACAACAAGAAATGCTCCGACCATAGCGAGAGTTTTACCGAGCGGCCCTTGCAGCGCTTGCGTAATACTGTCCCAATTTGGAACAATCGCCGTCGCAAGCCCAACCGCTCCAGCAGCCATAAGCCCAAGGCCAAGAGGGACATTTGCAAAAGTAAACAGCAATGCGGCGCCAAGCACAAGCAACGCGCCGCTCAAAATTGCAGTTACTGCGCCAATAGGCCCTTTCATTGCGTTTTGGATTGCTTCCCAATTAACGGTTGCAGATGCCGCCAAAGATGCAGCGCCAACCAAAAGCAATCCTACTCCGAGCGGAATATTTGCGCCTGAAAGAGCAAGTATGGCGCCAAGTACAAGGAAGGCGGCTCCAACAATACCGGAAATTACATCTATGTTGTCACTTATAAACCCTGTTATGGTATCCCAGTTGACGGCAACAACGGCGGCCAAAGATGCAGCGCCAGCTATAATCATGCCAATTCCAAGCGGGATGTTTGCGCTTGTCATAACAAGGATTATGCCAAGGGCGAGCAAAGCTCCGGCTACAATAGTCACTATAACCGCAAGTGATCCTTGCAAAGTTTCTGCAATAAGGCCCCAATTTTCGGATGCGGCACCATATACCGCCAGCGCACCAGCAACCATCAGAGCAATGCCGATCGGTATATTTGCGCCAGAAAAAGTCAACACTGCGCCCAATGCAAGAAGGGCAATTCCGGTAAACAAGGTTGCAACGGCAGTCAATCCGCTGCTGACTGTGCTTGTAAAATCCGGTGCGATTCCACCGCTTGCACTTGACCCTCCCGAGCTATCGGAATCTCCGTTTATTGTGTTCAGCTCATCAAAAGGTGCCAGATATTTACTGGCTTTCTTCGCGGCAGAACCAACACCATCAATCGCTTTCTGCTGGTCATAAAGGCTTTTAGCCGCTTTCTGAGAAGATGCAAGAGTGTTTCCAAACAGTGCAGATAGCAGCCGAGCAGCTGTATTTACCACCGTTGTAAGCACATTTGCGAGTAGCGTAAACGCTGGGATAACGATGTTTACAATCGGCTGGGCCAGTGTACGCAGCGCACCTTTAAGCTTGGCAACCGCTGCCATTGCATCGGTGTTTGTCTGGATTGCCGACCACATATACTCCCTGATTTTGCGCAGCGCGGCTGTAATCAGCGTAAAAACAAACACACGCCTTGCAAGCCCCTTGATTCGGTTTCCAAGCTTTGTGAATCGCTTCCCGGCTTCCTCTGCAGCGGGGGACAACTCTCTTGTGCCATTTTTTGCTCCAGCAAGCTGCCCACTAAGTTCTCCCGCTTTTCTCTTTGCATTGTCAAGAGACGCAGAGGTTTTGTTGATTTTTGCATTGATCGTTTCCACCTTTAACGCCGCCGAATCGAACTCTTTCTGCATGGCGTTCACTTGTGCTTGCTGGTTTGCAATCGAGTCGGATGTAAAAAATTCCGCTCCGCTTTTCATATGTTCAAGAGTTGCTTTTGCCGCATCGAGATTTGCGCCGAGCTGTGCCGACTGCTCTACCAACGGGAGCTTTTCTCTTTCCAGATCATTTAGTTTTTCAGATAAACCAGAGATTTTCCTTGTAAGTGCATTGAGCTCTTTTCGAGCCTGCTTGTCGTCAACGTTTACTTCCACCACGACAGACCCATCCGCCATTGAATCACCTCATTTCGCTTGACTTTTTGCATTTTTTAGTCATAATAAAGATATAATTGTTTATAGGAGGAGAAAATATGGATGCTGTTATCGGAGTATTGAGTGTTATAGGCTTTATTGTTTCTCTTGCTTTGATTGTTGTATTTGCAATCAAAAAAAAGAAAATTCTTCCGCCATTAATTTCGCTTGTGTGCTGTTTTACGATATTTGTGGTTTGCGTCGCATTGCCGGATAGTTCTTCGCCTTCGCCTGCGCCGAATACAGATAACAAGCAGAGCGAACAGACCGATGAGGAAAAGGCCAAAGAAATGCTAACAAAGGCCAGCAATTCCTTTGAAAAAGGCGATTACATTGATGGAATTTCTACTTGCAAAAGTATTCAGGAATCTTATCCTAATACCAATGTTGCTGCCGGCGTGCAAGATTTTCTTGCGGACAAATTTGCCCAATACCAAAATTTTTCGGCAGAAGACCTAATGAACGAATATATTAATAATGTCGTAAACGCAGATAAAAACATCACAGGAAATCCTGTAATTGTTTCAGGCGTTATTAGCAAAATAGATAAAACGGGTTCGACCCTTGCGGTTTTACTGAGTTGCGATCAGGTCTTTTATGCAATACAGCTTAATTTTAGGGGCTCTGATGAATCCGCTGTTGCCGCATTAAACCCGGGAGATGTGATCAAGGTCATCGGCAAATGTGACGGATTAAGCGGAAAGATTCTGCTTGTATTTGATAATAAAACAAATGTAATTTTATCAAACTGCTACATAATTGATTGATTTGCAGCCGCCCCTTTGGGGGGCGGCTTTTATCATGTCCACTTGATGATAATGTCCTCGTCCCGCTTGGTATATTGCCGTTTGAAATCCACAAGATGCTTATTTTGCTTGTAAAACTCCTGGTCTGATTTATCCAGCTTTTGATTTTTGGATTTCTTTTTGCGGATGCTTACCACTTGGGCAAATGTGCAATCGCCTATTTCTTGGTATGCGGCTATAAATGTCCACCAGTGCAGATATTCAAGGGAACGGATTTCCGTACCAAGCACGCGATTTATGGGGCTTGCAATCATCGGGAAATCCTGCTGCCAATCCATGAGCTTAGGGCGCTTTTCATCCCGGCATTCTTCCTCGCCGCAATTTATAAAGGATATGCATTGCCGCACCGCGTTCTCGTATTCCATGTATGGGATATTCTCGTAATCCGGGTAAAACATTTCCATCACTGCCTCTGCCTTATCGGCGCTGTCCAGCTCCGAATCAGAAAGCATTTCCAAAATGTCCAAAATGTCCCGGTAATCAGACCGAATGGCGTATTCCTTCCCGCCCAGCTCCACGGATTTTGGCAGGCTGTATCTCATTTGTGGTACTTCTTGGTGTACTTGCTAATGCGCGGGTTAGTAAGCTTCTGCTCCCGGGCATACGCAGTATCCATTTCGTCCACCAGCGCAAAAAGCAAATTTGCCCAAATGGGGAATCCGTTGGCCAGCGCGTAAAGATTCAGCTCACCAAAAAGCGGGGTGCAAATATCAAATCCGAACACTTCTCCGTTGATGATCTCCCGCATTTCCCGGTCCATCTTTTGACCAATGTCAAAAATTTCCTTTTTATCGGCGTTTTTTTGCACTTCGTCCTTATAACCCTCGTTCATTTTGTCAAGTTTTTCAAACGCGGAAAAAAGCCGACGAGACAGGCCCATATCCAGCGGGTTAAACGCAAATTCACATTCTTTCCCGTCGGTAGTCACAAAAGTTTTAGTGACTACACCGGTATCAATTTTGATAATATTTTCGCTCATGGTGTCCTCCGATTTATTTGTATATTGCGTGGTAATGGGGCGGGAAACCCCGCCCCTATTTTTACTGTGCGGCAGTAAACTCGATCTTGCCGGCAGCGCCCTTCCCCACGGTTCCCAAAGTGCGGGTCCCGCCGTAGGTAATCTCACTGGCAATGTTTAGGGTACCGCCGCCTTCGCCGCCGATGGAGGTCACGGCAATGGCGCAGGAATCATAGCGCTCGGCAAACTTTGCATCGCCGCTGGTGGCGTAGAAGTGGCCGATCATCATGTCCTGGTTGGCCAGCGCCTGCGCATCGTGGTCTTTTACGGCCAAATTCCACATCTTCACGGCTGCTGCATCACCAGCATCCAAGGGGATGGGGTCAAAGGTCTGTGTAATAACGGGCTTTTTCATGGTTGTGAATGTGTTCCCCAGCACATCCTGCTTGCTCTCCTGGCCCCAGTCCATTTCCTCGCTGCTGTCCTCCACCCGCTTGCCGATAGCACTCCACACAGGAGACTCGGAGGAGCCCGTATTCAGGTATGCGATCAAAAGTTCGCGGTCAATGGTCTGACCTTCCGGTGTTGTAAAAGTCAAATCTGGCATTATGTATTCACCTCGTAATTCATTTTCATTAAGATTTGATGATCTTCGTCGCCGTTTTCATACACAGCGAACAAAGAAGATCGCGTAGTAGGCTCCAGGCTTACAACGCGTTTTCCGGTACCAATGTCGGGGCGCTTGCCGGTCGCCCAATCTCCGATAGCGTTTAACAGTTCGTCAGCCTTGAGCCGTTTGTCGTTGCTGTTCCCCGGCTTCACTCGGTAGATTATCTTGAACTGATACTCCGCCACATAACCGCCGGCGATATACCTCCGCACGATGTACGCCGCCTGAATGGTGGACATCGCCATAGCGGAAGTATCTGCAGGAAGAAACTCAAAGCGTATAATGTCGACTGGCAACTCCGCGTATGTGTTCAGCCACACAAGTAGCTTGCGCGATACCTGATCTTCTTCCGCCGCCGACACGGCCTTTTTAATCTTTTCCAAATTTCTTCACCGCCTTATCTGCCACCCGCACCCACTTCTCCATGTTCTGCGCTTTGGAAGCCTCAAACCAATGGCTCTGTGCTTGCGGGTGCATCGCCTTGGAAAATACAAGGTCTCGGTTTGTCAAAACCTTCGTCCCGCCATTTGGCGCAAAGGTGCTGCCGGTTTGCGGATCAACCATGACTTTGCCGTAGTACAAAAACCGCGCATAAGGCCCGGGGTAAATAATTTTGTTGCCGTCTAACCTCGTGCGTATTGTTAAAGATCCTGTAAGTGCAGGGACAAACGGCGCGGTGTCTTTTATGACCTGCTGCCCCACAATGCTTTCAGCGCGGGTGCAGCTCTCAGCCAGTTTGTCCTTGATGGCCTCCATGCCGCCAAAATGCATCGCAAAGGTAACGGCCACTTATTTCCCACCCACTTCCCAATGCTGCATATCTGCGCTGCCAAAGTCTTTTGCGTCAACCTTAGTCACATTCCAGCAATTATCGTGCGCCAATGCCACGCCCTCGTTGTCCGTTACAAATTCGCCTTTGACGAAAAATGTATCGCCACCATTGCCGGTGGTGGATAGCGTCCATAGGCCCGCCCTGTCGCTTGAGGCAAAAAATGCTTGCGGCTCTGTATATGTCTTGGGCTTTCCGCTAAATCCATCCACAGCTTTTACCGTAAATGGGATATACAGGTTTACTGCGTCGGCGCCTTCAAGCCCGCTTTTGCGCACGTTAACTCCCTTTGCCGCCTCGCAGAACACGCCATCAAGCACGGTTACATATAGGTTTGTGACATCTTTTAGCGTGGCAGGGTCCGGTTCACGCACGACGTTGTAAACCGTTACAGTGTGGGGAGTGTACATCTGCAACCACCTCCGCGATACAGCAGCCCTGTATGGGCAAGGTATTCCATGCATGTTTCCGCCAGCAATTTTCTTGCGCCGTCCGTGGCACTCAATGCAGCAGCGGCGCTTTCCCCGCCGCTGGCCAGTGTGCGAGAATACCCGCCTACCGTTTCACTTTTCACGTCACCGCCGGTAAGCGCATCCGTCAGCCTGGTTGCGGCAAGTTGCTGCGCGGTCTCGATCAACTGATACTTGTCCACCAATGCGCAGCAACACATCTTTACAGCGTCCATATCAGCGTTGTTTTTCGCCCGGTTTTGGGTGTAGTAATCGAGGAAGGAGCTGGCCCGAACAGCCAGACGCGGAAAATCTTCCTCGCTCACAGAACCCATATAGATTCCGGCGTAGTATGTATAATCAGCGTATGTCATACGGGTCAGCTCCTTTCAAATCAAGAAACGGTAACGGTAGCAGTTCCGGTCTTGGTGCCGTCCTGTTTGGACTTGGCCGTGACGGTGATACTGGTCTTTGTCTCAGCGGAGTCGATAGTCAGCAAGCCGTCTTCGCTGATCTTGGACTTCGTGCCATTCTGGCTCCACTCGACCTCTCCGTTGATGATACCCTCGCCGGTAACGGCAGCAGTAAACGCCTTGCTATCGCCCTTTGCCATCGTCGCGGTAGCGGGCGAGACGGTAACAGCGGAGATGTCGCCGCCCTTTCCGTACACGGAGAACGGGAACGGATTAGCCTTGTCCACATTGTAAGCATTGACGGGATTCGCGATCTCCCAGCCAAGACGCATGACCGCACGGAGGGCGACCATATCGTTCTGCATCAGGTTGTAGGTGATGTCCTTGGTGGTGGGGTCCTGGATCACGCCCTCGGTGAAGATTTTGAAGGTCATATCCTGCCGGATGGCGTACACCAGCTGAGACCAGTCACCCACGATCATCTGGGCCTGATTGGGGTCGAAAGCGCCGTTCATGGGAAAATACATGTCCATGCCGTCAAGGCCGTAGCGGGTAGATCCCTGCATATCGGACTTGAAGATAGGCTGGCCGGTGGTGTCCTTCAGACCACGAAGCTTGCCGCGCATCTGGATGGCAGACATAACGCCGTTGGGGTTAAAGCCGTCCAGCTCGACCTTGGAGATCAGGCCGTTTTCGCCCATGATGTCGCTGAAAATGTCGGAGCTGATGGGCACACCGTTGCCGGCAGCGACAGCAGCAGGAACAACGCCAGTGCGCCAAGTGCTCGGCTTGTTCGTGCCGAACAGAATAGCCGCGTCGATGACCTTGCCGAAAGCCTCGGTCAGGCGGGGCTTGACTTCGCCCCAAATGTCATAGTCCGCATCGTCCAAGGCAGCTTCAGGGATGGGGACGATAACAGCGATTTCCTCGGCGTACAGCTTCTTCTTGTCCCACGCCATCTTGGTGGTCTGCTTGAATGCCTCACCGGCGCCGCCGTCAGTGGCCTCGCCGTTGACGAAATACGCGGAGGGAAGCGCGTCGAGCACGTTGATGGTTTGCGTCTTGCTGGACATATTTGCCAGTCTGCGACCCATGCGGAGCACTGCGGATTCCGCGATAGCGCCCTGCATGATTTCACGGGTTACGGGTTCCGGGATAAGACCGGAAAGCGCGCTTCTGTCAATGATGTTTGCCATGTGTTTTTCTTCCTTTCTTTACTTCAATGCGCCGCGAATGAGACTATTCATTGCGGCATTGATATCCACTTTCTTTTCGCCGCCGCCTGCAGGTGCCGTCCAATCAAACTTGACCTTTTGCCGGTTTTCTGTGAGCTTATCCACGGCCTGCTCAAAAGTGGTCTTGTCGTCCACCATCCTGAGAGCCTTAAACGCGATAAACTCTGCATCATCGCCGGTCAGCCCTTTGGAAAGCACGTATTTGTCGCGCTTCATCTGCTCGATCTCCGTCTGTGCGGCGGTCAGGGCGGACTTGCTTTCCGCAAGCTCTTTGTCGCGCTTTGCCTGCCGTTCCTGCTCGGTTTGCTGGCCGTCTTTCCATGTGCGGTATGCGGTGATTTCTTCCTCACTGGGGATGCCCTTCATTGCCTTTGCAAGGCGCTTGCCGATCATGGCATCCACTTCCTCCTGCGTGAAGGTCTTCGCAGGTGTGGCCTCCGGCGCATTGGCCGGGATCTGATTGGTGTTGGTGCTAATTTCGCTCATTTGATTTACCTCCGTTTATTTTCTGGGCCGTCGCCCAGCGGTTTAACGCCTCTCGGCATGGATCACAAAACAAAAAAGAGCCAACCGACTACAAAACAACATAGTCAGTTGGCTCTTCGTGCCACTTCCGCGCGCCCAATTGCGCTGCGGGAATGTTATTCAGTTTGGGTTATTATGTCATGCCACGCCCAGGAACAGCAAGCGAAATGTTTCTCTTCCCTTCGGCGTGATAAGCGTCTGTGCACCGCTCCAATTCGTCTTTTCATTCACCGATTCCTTGACTTCAAACAAGCCATCGTTCTTGTGCTCATACGGCAACAGTTTGCCCTTCTTGTCGCGGTAAATATATTTCTTTTCCAGCAGGAAAGAAACAAACTTCTTGGGCGGCACATCCAGTGCCTTTGCGGTCTCCCGGAAGTTCATCAGCGTGTTCCGCTCCACAAGCTGGTCGAAATAATCAGCTTTCGGAAGCATGATCTGATTTTCAACCGTCAGCGCGGAGATACGGGCGTCACGCTCGGCAAGCGTTTTCTGCGCCATCAGCAGCGCCGATGCCATCAGTTCCTGCGGGGTCATGTTCTCCTGCCCGTTGATGTACCCGCCGTGCTTGCGGATGCTGGGGATAACATCGCTCGTTACCCATCGTTTGAATTTCCGCGCCGTCGGCAGCTTAGAGCCAAGAACAAGCGCATAAAGGCCGCTTTCGTTGATGATAATCATTTCCTGCTGCCCGGAGGGGGTGTCCATTTTAGCTACCCCCCTATCTTCCGCGTCAACTCTTTCTCTTGCTGCCTTTGTTGCGTCCTTATACCCCAGCGCAGCCGCAACATCCTTGCCGACAAACCACGGCGCACCGTCGCACTCCATTGTGCGAATGTTCCCAAATTCGGGATTATTAAAAATCATCAGTTCGTTCATGCCATGTCCTCCTTCTTCACCGGGCGCATTTTGACCTCAAGTTCAAAGCAGCCCTCTTTTCCACAGAAAATATTCTTCACGATGTAGTCCCCAAACACTTCGACCATAACATCGTCATAGTCGGGTGCGCCGTTATGGAAAAGCGAATATGCGTTTCCGTTCACGGCAACATCAACTTCTTTGGGGTTGTTAATAAGCGTGCAGGCTTCTCTAACGGTTAGCATGGTAAAAATCTCCATTTCTCTTGATTTTCACCGAAGAGGAGGTTATAATAGATTTAACCTCTGCTTCGGTGGTGGTGAATTAGGGTGTTGGTGTGGTTTGTGAGGCCGCCAACGCCTTAATTTTTTGCCAAAAGCAGATGAACGCCCCGCCTAATTGCCTCTGTTTGGGTAATCCCGTGTTCTCGACAATAGGAAATAAGTTTTTCGTGCGTTTCCTTATCAAATCGGACTTTAATATTTATGTCCTTCGGGTTTTCTGACTTTGGCCGTCCTGTCCTCGGAGACATTTTTTCACCTCTTTTCGTGTTCCGATAAATCAAATATAATTCACGGAACACAAAAAGTCAAGAGATTTTTGAAATTATTTTTTCAGCTCTTCCGCCTTGATGATCTGCGCTTTGACGCTGCCATCCTTCATGCCCTTTAGCTGTACCCGCAGGCCGTTTTTTAGTGCCTGTTCAATGGCGGCTTTTAGCTTGTCATCAATCATCCAGCACCTCAATGCTTTCGATTTCTTCCGGATAAAAAACATTGATTTCTCCGCTATCCGCTTCTACTACCATGTTATCTTGGTCATCGTTGGATTCGAGTGCATCTAATACAGCAATTACCTTTCCCTCAAACGATTTCCCCGTTGCTGTCAAAATTTTTACACGGGGAAGTCGATTCGCATAATCCCAAATGTTTACCATTTATTTATTCTCCTTCGGCTCTGTCGGAACTACATGAGTGCCTTTTTTTGAATAGTAAATACCTGCTCGATTTGTTTTGTGATAAGCATTATTTTTATAATAACGGCCTATCGTCGCATCTGCATTTGCAAACTCTACAATTTTAAGCGCTCCATTTTTTTGGTTTTGAATAATGACCGCCCCCGTTCCCGAGCTGCTGTCTACAAACTCTTGCGCCTCTTGCATTGTGATTGTCATCACGCTTTGCGGAGTTTTTCCATTTGAGATTCTTTGCGCCTTATATCTTTCAAACTCCATTGTTCCTTCAATGTGTCGAGCTTGTACCTGTGGCCGGATTACTGTGGAAATCTCCCCGCTTGCAATTTTTTCTTTTAGTATAGCAATATTTTTTTCGTTTTGCAACGCCGCTTGTTCTGCTTCCGATTGGCGCTTTGCTTTTAATGCTTGCGCCGCCGCCTCGCTTTTTTCGTCGCCGTAAAGCACTTTTAGTCTCTCTCTCTGCTCCGGCAGCCCCGCCGCCTTGCTAAACTCCTTGTATTTGGCATTTAAACGCCGCAGCTTAATGTTTGCGGTGGTGGCGTCGCCGGTAAGCCCTGCGGCCTCATATGCGGTTTTAAGCCGCTTTTGCTTGCGTATGGTGCGCTCTATGCGGCGCTGCATCTGCGTGGCCTCATATGCAGTGTATTTCTTGCCGTCGTACTCGCAGCCAAGTCCGTCATCAATGTGCTGTAATTGCTCGTCTGTATAGGTGCGCTCCGACACGCCCTCCACCCAGGGATAGCGCCTATGGCGGCAGTTTGCGCCCTCCAGCCCGTCCACAGCGCCCAGTCCGCAAGCATCGTATATGCTTGGGTAAATATCGCCGGTGCGTATGCTGTAAACCTTGCCCTGCCACTCCTTATGCGATGACCACGGGGACAGGCCGGGTACATCACGCGCCCCGGCGTGGGCGGACACCTCATAATACGGGGTTTCTAAGTATTCCGCCGATTGCTCGGTATATTTGGCGCAAAGCTGGGAAACGCCCGTCATTACCGCCCTGCGGGCCGCTACATCGATAGAATCATGGTGGCCGCTCTCATAGTCAACCACCTTTAAGCCGCCGTCTGCAAGCTGCTTTACCGCCATCTTGATAGCCTGACTATAGTTGATCGCGCCGCTCTGCACCTGCATCGCCGCATTGTCAAGCGCCCATTGGTAAGCTTTGGCTGGGGGCAGCATCGTGCGCCCGTTGTCCACCAAAAAGCCCATCGACCGGGTTATGTTGCGCAAGTCCCGTTTGGTCTGCTGGTATATGGCCCAGGTGTCCTCGATGCTTACCAGCGTTTCCGGCTGAGTGATATGTGCAAGGTCAATGACGTTGGTGTAATACTGCTGATTGCGTTCCACAACATCATCAAGCAGCTTGTTTAATTTCTGCTCACTGATGCCGGTTGCTTTTTGTATGGCCTTTTTAATCTCTTTAAGGTCACTGCCATGCGCCCGCAGCGCCTTAATGTCCTGCACCGTGACCTCGTTCAGCTCGTCCGCAGCTCTTAGCCGGGAGCAGATTTCATCCAGCAGCGTGATTTCAAGCGCCCGGAACAGCTCTGCCAGTTCTTCCGGCAGCGCGTCAAGAACTTCCGGCTGAAACGGATATTTCATTTGCTTTCCTCCGTTTCACAATATCATCATAGTGCGGTTTTACTCGAATTACATTCCAGTCGCATTCCTCCGGCACTTTCCCGTAAAATATCACCCATTCCGGCGAGAGCCGCTTCATCATTTCCTCGTAGCCGCGCAGAAACAGCTTCTTGCTTTCCTTGTTCTGCTGTGTGCCTACTGAACTAACCGCAACAATTCCCCCAACAGGCTCACCATCAAAGCACCAATCGTAACTGTTCTCGTCGCTCCATGAGATCGTTGGATAGACCGTCATGCCGTGCATTTGCCAGTATGCCGCCAGCCAGTGCTTGCGGTAATGGTTGTATATCTGCACCGAAAGCGGCATATCCGTGTATGTAGAGAAGTCCGGTGCGCACACCGCCGCAAACTGCGACAGCTTTGGAATGTACTTGTCCGGCGTGTTCCAGTATCGAATGAATTGGTAATCGTCCACGAAGAAATGCACGACCTTGCTTTGCGTGTCTTTCGCTGTGTAATGGTAATTTACAGGAATAAACTCTCCCTGCGGGTACGACTTGACCGGCTCGATCTGCGGAATGTCGTACTTGCCAACGCCGGGGAATGTAAACTTGTCAAGATTTTCAAAGTTAATCATGCCATCTTAATAACCGATTATCTTTTTCTTGAACGCTTTCCACGCAGGGTCGCCGGGGTGTGTGCTTCTATGGTCAATCCAAAATTTCGCACTTGTTTCTTTTTCGATTAGCGACCGAAGGCGACCGTACTGATCGGATGCTCTGCGTAAACTGTCTATGCTATTGTTTACTTTTTCTTTCAATATTTTGCTATTAGCCGTTTGGAAAGCATCTCGCGTTTGTTTTACCCATGTTTGCATGTCTTTAGTCGATGTGATAAAGTTAAGCGCTTCTGTCCTGAACCCGGATTCAGTTTTATACATCTCTCCAACAAGAGTGTCGTAAACTTTATCTCTGATTTCGTTGGCCCACCTGACTTGCTTTTCGGTCCCGGTTAGTGCCGGGAAGTTCTCCAAAGGGCGCTGCACTTTGGGCAAACCTCCGCCACCTCCGCCGCCACCGGCTCCACCTCTGCCGCCCATCACTCTACCTCCGTTTCTTCCTCGGTTGTCATGTCCTGCATCTTCGGCAAAGCCGCCTTTGCGGTGGCCTCGTCCTCGTTCATCCAACGCATGCGGAACTCCCAATCGTTCATAATGCCCGCACTGAGAAGCTGCATATCGCGGGAAAAGTCGGTTTGCTTGTCTTCAATGATGCTGTCATCAAAGTCGATGGAGATTTCCACACCCTCATTCAGCCCAGCGTTCATGGCCGTGTTGCCCAGCCGAAGCAGAATGCGGCACAGCTCCTTCAATGCCTGCTCCAAGATGATCTCGTGTTTTTTGATGGTGCGGAACATGGTGGAGTTTTCGCTGATGACCTGTGTGGCAGTCGCTACGCTGCCGCCGTCGAAACGGTAATAGGTCTCGCCGAAGCCGCACTTACTGGACAGTACGTTCAATTGGTCTTGAAGTCCTACATTCAGCTGCTCAGTTCTGAGCGTCGGGGAAATTGTCTCTACGACGTTTCCTTGCTGCGTATCCTCTGGAAGCAGATAGAAACGCCGGTCGTTGTCGTCAAGCGTCGGTTCGTCGTCTTCCCACTTTGTGGCGGGCATTTTGACCATCATCATCATGGGGCCGTTCTCGAACTCGTTGACGTAGCAGTCATAGGCACAGTCAACGCCGCGCAGAACATCGATTGCATTTGCATACACAGGGATACCAACCGGAATCAGGTAGTCAAGATTGTTTGCGATGTTCGGTCTGTCGATGACGAACTGCCTCTTGTCGCTTCCCGTATGTACCACAGGGGGGATCCGCTCAAAGCCCGGAACATTGGTGAGCAGCGCGTCGGCAAGCGTCTCGTTTTCGTATCTGTAAATACTATTCTCGATGACGTAAAGACCGTTTTCGTCTTTCCGGTGAATCTGCAAATACAGATAATTCTTTCCGGCTCGTGTGACTACGCTATCGAACGCGCATTCTGTGATAAATCCATTCTGCCAAGCCAGCGGAAAGATGTGCTCAATCGTCACATAGTCCAGCTCGATGCCGGAAACATCCCCCGGCACGATCTCACCGCTTTCGTTGACGGCCTGCCCAACCACACGCGGAATGTACGCCACAGTTCCGAGCGCTGACTTCATTTCCTGCATTTCATTTGCCTTGACCGTGAAGTTATTCGCCGTCAGAACTTTGTCAATAAACTCCTGCTCCTTCTGGCCTTCAAGCGTGATCTGAACCTTCTCATTCATCAAGAGGTTTGCCCAGTCCTCACAAACCTTTTTCGCCATACCGAGGCTTGCACGGTTGCACTTTGTCCACTTATGCCCGTTATATCGCCGGTATTGATGGAAACCCTTGACTTTGCCGACGTACCACGACTTCCAAAGGGACACGTATGTATAGAATTCCTCTGGGATCGTCGTATACCCGAGTTCCTTTAATTTATCGATAACCGTCATGCAATAACTCCCATTCTGCGGCTGACAGGCTCCAACGCATACCGAGTCGCGTCAATCAGGTGGTTGTTCGCGTCTGGGTATCCGCTGATAATGTCACCGTCTTTGTTTCGTTCGTATTCGTACCCCACAAATTCATCATAAGCATGTGGGGTTCTCTTCCTGTCTATTACGATTGTGCGCCGCTGCAGAAATTTCATACCATATTCCACGGACCCGGGGCCCTTTACCGCCTCAAGTGCCGGCAGTCCCATCGCGCGGAAGTCTGCCACGCTCTTAGGCTCTGCACTATCGCAAATAGTTCGCACGTTTTTATATCCTCGCTGCTTGATTATTGTCGCGCTTTGCTCATTGGATAGTTTGTTTTGGTAAATTTCATCCAGCAAGTAAATGGTTTCGCGCGCCCGGTCGTAGTGCAGCCGGATAAAAGCAAACGGATCGGGAAACCACCCAAAGTCAACGCCCTGGTAAATCTTATCGAATCTTTTAAATTCGTCGTCCGTGATTTCCCGCAGTTCCAGCTTGTCAAACACATTGCCACCCGTACCCACAGGAATGCCTAAATACTCATGCTGGTACGCTCTCTCGTCCGTGGCCTTGAGATGTTCCGCCTCTGCCAAAAACTGCTCACCCAGCCACTCCCGTGGGGCTTGCAAGTACGTTGATTTGTGGCACAGCCTGTCGGCGCGTTCCTCCAGGCTGTCCTTGTTCGCCCAGTTATCGCGGCTTATCGGCGGGTTGTAGCTTTCAAAGTTCCAATACTTCGAGCCACCGCGCATGGTCGATTGCAAAATCGTTCGTATCTCGGCACGACCGGCAAACTGGTCTTTTTCCTCAAAGTGCGTCACGGCGATATAGCCAAACGGCACCTTGATAGACTTTATCTTCATGGGATCGTCAGCACCCCGAAACATGATTTTCTGCCCGGTAGGCTTGTAGATCAGCTCCATCGGGGAAACCTTTGCTTCCCAATACGCCGCCATGCCCAGTTCACCGATTGCCCAGATATACTGCGCGTACACGCTGTCACGAATGGTATTTGCCACCTTACGCAGCACCAGCGCGTGTGTCCCCGGATTGTTTATCAGCAGCAGGGGGACGAGCACAGACACCGTGGAGGATTTCAGTGAGCCGCGCCCACCGCTGAAATCGTAGTGCGTGTGACCGTGGTGGAACACGTCGTGGGCCACATCGTAAAAAGCCGAGCCGATTTTTTCTGACAAGAGAATATCAGACATCAATAACCACCTTGACGGAATCCGTGCTAATTTTTGTCTCGTTCACTTCACGCCACCCAAAATTGCAGCCAAGCGAGAATTTCGCGCCGTTCGCGCCGTCTTTGTCGTAGAGCCGAGATTCGGCATATTCTTCGCAGCGGGACTTTGCGCGCGTAACCGTGTCCGCAAACTCTGGCCTTGCTTGATAGTCCAGCAGCGCTTGTCTCCCTGTGAATCCAAGCGCCAATGCAAGCCCTGTGATTGTCGGGGGCTTTGCATTGATGATAATCGGCATGCCGTACTTATCGCGCACAGCGCAGCCGTCATCTCCGATAAACGGTTCGCCTTCGCACTTTTTGAAGTAAGCGTCAATCGCCTTTTGCATCGCACTTACGCTTTTCCATTTTCTCGGTGCTCCGCCAGCCATACGCTCACTTCCTTTCGTTTTGCTACCAGCCCCCACCCCTTGGCTACAGTAACAGTCTTTCCCCTCCCATGCGGGCCTCTTGGGCCTCTCAAACATGGGCTACACACTATTTTTTTTGATATTTTTTATTGACAGAATGCATCGGATAGTATATGATTGACTTGTCGGATGCAGGAGGCGCTTGCATCGGCGGGAAATTCGATCCTATTTCCTGTGGATTGAAATACTAAAAACAGTATGCTGGAGAAAAAGAGCGGAGCTTCCGCTCTTTTCCTTTTTATTGTGCGGCATTGCAGTCCTGCCCTGCTTTAGCGCTTCAGGGAGAGTCCCCGTCACTCGCTGTGGTCTCCACTTACGGGGCACCTATGCCGCATATAGCAACGCAACAGCCCGCAGGATAACCCCGCAGGCTGTCATGATCGCGTTGTGCCGGTATGCCCGTTTCCGAGTCCGCTTGCGCGGTGCGCCCAATACCGGCGGCGCATAAGATGGAGGAAACGGGTTGAGTGGAAAGACGGGTGGATGACTATGCCTTATCATCCACTGTACCTATTGTAGCACATCATTAGGTGGAATTTGTGCCAACTTTCTCTGCAAAACCACAATATATGGCTATGTCAAGCAAAAACTGCTCTTTTCTCCTGCTGAATGTCCGCTCGCTTATCCCCGGCACGATAATCTTGTTGCGGGAAAACTTATGCTTTCCCTGACAGTTGCGCATAATGCCCTGTGCAAGCTGCTTGCGGATGCTCTCACTCTCCAAATCCCGTCCACATCGATCTATGGCGTATTCTACAGCCCGCATTTTCTTGGTTTCCGGCCAGTTTTCTATGGCGACAAGCTGCTCCGCCTTGCTTTCGGACGGCCTACCAATGCCTGGAGAGCGGGACATTCCCTCCGTTGCACTGCTTCCGCCGCTCAGTATCTCGCTCCGCGCATCGTTGTATGCCTGTACTCTCCGGGGATAACCTCTGACATAGGCGATGCACTCAAGCCGCACATCATACGGCAGTTTTTGTTTTCGACTCATGACCGCCTCCTCACTCTGCGTTGTTGATTAGTTTGTAGTCGATCCGCAGAGCGTCCGCAATGTCTTTCTTGGTCACATAGCCGCTGTTCTTTGCATTCACCAGCTTCACAAGGCACTTTTGCAGATACTCAATGCTCATGGTGTCGTGGCTGTCCGGCGTTTCCTCCAGCACATGGAATCCAAACTTTGTAAGCAGCACTTCGGATACCAAATCCATATTCTGCTTTGTCCCTATCAGCTTTCCCTGCTGGTACGCTTTCATGGGGTTGTTGGGCAGGGTTTTGCCGTCAATTCTCATTTCCGTCCCTCCTTGATCTTGTCCATCAGAAGCAGCCGCACAGCTTGGCAGAGTGCATATACAAGGCTATTCTGCCAAATGCTCCGTCGCTCCTTAATGCGGCACATACCGTTCTCGATTTCCTCCAAGGCTTCCAGCATTGCGTCTTTATTCGCCATCGGCTGCCCTCCACGGAGTGTCCACGCATTCAGGATGGACAATCTCCATCTCGATCGCCCACAGTAGGTTCCACGCTGCAGCTACAAGGTGCGGCTCGTCTACATAGCCCGCCAAATATTTTGCTGCGTGGCGAATGGCGGAATCTAACAGACTGTGGGTTGGGATTCCTTTATCGACATTATGCTCCCCGTATTTCAAAGCACCCGCCTCGCAGTGCTTCGACACTTCCATGATAGCCAACCAAGGGAGCAAATCCATCCGTCCCTTGCCCGTTTGCATATCCCGGAGCGCTCCGCTTGGAAACTTGGTTCTTTCTCCGCTGTCTTTAATCATAGTCCTTCCGTTCTCCATAGCTGCAATAATCGTCAGGTTTAGGTGTATCTTCTGGGATAATCTGGATGGTCTGAAAGAGCCAGCAGCCAAACCAATCCCCGTCGTTATTATCCGCAAACCACTTGCAGTCCTTACACCGTACCACCGGCACAGCGTCCACGGTTTGCATTGCTTTTGCCCAGCAATACGCTTGCCTGTCGCATTTATCTCTGCAAACGCAATCTGCGCACACTTCTGCTTCGATGTCAATCAGCCGCATTTTCTGCGCCTCCCTCCATTGGTTCTCCACAGTTAGGACAGAAATTCCAATCCCCAACATCGAAAAAGGTAAAGTCTCGCTTCATCATCACGCCGCACTCCGGGCATTTGATGTAGTCGTGATCTTCAATCCACCGCATCGCTGTCACCTCCGTCCATCTTTGCACCGCAATCCTCGCAGTATTTTTTGGTAGGCTTGTCCCAACTGCCTTCAGTGCTAATGACAAAGCCGCACGCAGAGCAGAACCACTCGTCTCCGCCAAGATGCAACCACCGTCCATGCACCACCGGGGCCACATCAGCGGAGGGAGCATCGCTTACTTTCCGCAGCACTTTGGCGGCCTGTAAGTATGGGATTTCCTGTGGGCTCTCCGAGAACACATCCTTGGTGTAAACAGTACCGTGATAGCGCTTTGTGTTCTCGATTGCCCTCGCACCGGCGTTCATGGCAAGCATGAGTTCTTCCGTGCGCTCGATGTATTCAGCCATTGTTAATACCTCCATTCTACAGAACCACCATCCGGCCCAAACAGTGTCCGTGTAATTTTTTCGCATAAATCTAAAATAATACTTGCCTTTAATTAAACTCTGTGATATACTTTAGTTACAGCAAAGATAAGGGGCAGGCCAACAGGCCGGAAAGGATCGAAATTATGAAGTACGAAGTTTGCCTGAGCAATGATAGCTGCATCTTTGACAGCGAGATCGGATTTGACACCATCGAGGAGGCCATCGAGTGGGGGCTTAACCGCGGAAACCGCTATGTGCTCCAGATCGGCGCACAAGGCGGCGACACCGTGTCGCTGGGCGTTGCCGGTAAGAAGATCACCGCCAACGTCGGCAGCCCTTGGGAGCACACCTTCTCCACCAAGTCCCTCGACGAGATCGTCGACCACGTCCTGTGCGAGATCGTTTCCCACATCGGCAGCTACGGGATGGGGCCTGACTGGGACGAGGTCACAGTCGGTGAGGCCGTACAGGCGTTTCGGATCACCCGCACGGAGGCCGGCAAGCTGCGCTACCGCACGTGGGATGGTCAGGAGGACGCAGTGCGCAACTACATCAAGTCCCACCGTGCGGAAATCATGCAGTATCTGGATGCTATGGACAAGGAGGACTAACCCATGAGGAAGATCATCAACAACAAAGTGTACGACACCTCCACCGCCGCATACATCGGCCTGTCGGACAACGGCCACGAGTACAATGACCTTGCCTACAGCGGCGAGACGCTGTACCGCAAGCGCACGGGGGAGTATTTCCTCCACGGCGAGGGTGGCCCCATGACCAGCTACGCTGTCCGCACCGGCAGCAACAACTGGAGCGGCAGCGAGCGGATCACCCCGCTGTCCTATTACGCCGCCAGGCAGTGGGCGCAGGAGCATCTCAGCGCCGATGCCTACGAGGCCGAGTTCGGGGACGTCACCGAGGATGACAGTCAGGTCACGATCACACTATCCCTGCGGGCCGACACCGTTGAGGCGCTGCGCCGCACAGCCTCCAAGGAAGGGCAATCCCTTAGCGCCTACGTGGAGCGTGTGCTGCGCCCGGCGGTGGACATTCCTTCCCCAGCGGACATTCCGGTCGGGGAGAATTAACGCTATGGGTGGCAAGCAGGCCCACTGAGCCGTCCCAAACGCCCCAATAACCGCCCAGAGATGACACCCGCCACGGGTGCTCTCTCTTTTTACTTACTTAAATACCTCCGGCGGGTACCGCTCCTCCCACGGGCGGAAGCCATCCCCCATGATGCGCCGCAGCTCCCGATCGATGCTCTCCTTGGTATAGGCGATCTCCTGATCTCCGCCTGCGTCATCCACGCAGAGCTGGGCAAAGGCCCGGAAGGTCTCCCGGAAGGCATCCAGCGCCTCCATGGCCTGCTTGGGGCCGAATCCAAAGTCCTGCCCCAGCGTGATCAGCATCATGTCCTCGCACTGCTGGATGGTAAAAAGCCGCTGCAGCTCCATGTTCTGCCGGTGCTTAGCCTCCATCCGCTGCAAAAATGCACTGGGCTTAGCCATCTCTGCCATCCTTTCTCTTACCGTAGCTGCAATAATCGTCAGCTTTTACATACGGTAATCCTCCGGCGAAAACGCATCCGCATTCGTATTCCTCTGGCTCGTAATGCTTGCACTCCTTGCACCGCACCACCGGGGCCACATCAGCGGCGGGCATTCCCGCAATGATTGTACGCACTCCGATTGAAAATACTTTTTCAACAATGCTGTGTTCGCCTAACCCCAGTCGATCAAATTCGGCGAACAGCGCTTCCCTGTCTATGTATTCAGCCATTGTCAGCACCATCCCATTCTAACGGTTTGCCGCACATCGGGCATTTTTCAGCTTTCTGCTCTTCGACCATCAGCCCCAACTGCCGCTTGCAATGCGGGCAGTACGGTATATGCCACCAGCCAAAACTTCTGCCAAGTTTCCATTTCCTGTCGCAGTAAAAAGGCTTTTCAACTTCAGCCATTGTCAGCCCTCCTGTTCCATGCCTCTTTCGCTTTTTGGGGCGTATACGTAAGTCCTGACGTTGCACAACACTTAATGCACACGTCATTATACGCCCAACGTCGACCTTGCGTGTCCTCCACTGCATCCGGGTCGACGCTCATGACCGCTTTACCTCCGCAGAACGGGCATGGTTTTAGGTCAGTCATCCTTCATCGCCTCCAATGCTTTCTCCGCCTCCTCGCTCACAGGCGAAATGTACCCAGCAGCAATATTTTCAAGGAAGATGTTGTATGGCTGGTGAAACACGATCCCTTTGCTCACATAGGCGACTGCAAAGTGCACCCTTTTTATAAGTCGCGGAATTTCCGGATAACTTGTATCAAGCATTGTGCCGCCAGTCCCGACCGGCAGCACCGCCACGCGCCCGTCCTTGTCGGCCGCTGCCAGCTCTCGCAGGCGGTCAACGCCTCCGCATTCTCCGATCATCGTGCGAAGGTCGCTCCAATCTTTTTGAAGTGCGGCCACTTCATCCGGTTCCAGCCCCGTGTCCTCGTAAGCGGCAAGGCGTTCGCAGATTTCGACCTTAAATCCACAGTCCTCAGTGCGGCATCCCATGCCGCCGCACGGTTCTTCAAAGCATCTCGGGTAATGCGTGTGCCCATTTTTGCGTTTTGTCAGTCGTTCCATCACTCCACCTCCCCCTTCAGTTCGTCATACAACTCACTGAACCGCTTGTTCCACGTCCTCAGCCCGAAGAAACAGTACACGCCCAACGCGATCCACATCCCGCTGGCGATGTTTTGCAACAGATTTTCCATCACTCCACCTCCTCATCCGCATATCTCTGATACCACAATGGCAATTATTGCCGCTACGTAAACCGCGACAAAAACTGCAAAGACAGTGCAGCTCCGCTTCTTATACATCGTGTATATGGCGGTAATAAGCAGCGCAATCAGGCTGTCGTTGGCTTTCATCAGTGCCTCGATGTGCCGCTGCTGGTTCTCGATCAGGTCAGCGGCGGCCGGAGCCAATACTTCACGACATGGTTCACGGCTTATCTCGTTCATTGGGCAATCTTCTTCGCAGTCTCGCCCCGGTTCTGCGCAGCACCGCAGCGCGGTCACGATCTCATCTCTTGTCATGTCATTCCTCCATAAGTTTCATAAAACATCCCCAAAATGTCTGTGACTTCTTTCCGCTATGATGCCCGAAAAGCGGGCGTTCTCCGATTGCCGCCCAAACATCTGCAGCGGGGATTTGCGTTTCTGCCCACTTAAAAATCAGCACGCCGTCCGGTTTTAATACGCGCATACACTCGCGGAATCCGTCATGCAGCATTTCGCGCCAGTTCTCGCCGAGCTGTCCGTACTTCTTCCGCATCCAAGAGTTTTCCCCGACGCGGCGAAGGTGCGGTGGATCAAAAACGACAAGAGAAAATGTGTTGTCCAAAAACGGAAGATCCGTAAAATCACACTGTATGTCTGGGTGCACGACGCAGGTTCGTTCAGAATCGCGGTTTGTGTTCTTCCAAATCCCCGTATATTCCTCGTCCCGCGCATCGCAGTAGATTGCGGCAGGATGGTTTTTGTTAAACCATATCGTCCGAGATCCGCAGGTGGCATCAAGAATTTTCTTTGTCATGTCATTCCTCCCCAAACCATTTTTTCGTCACGGCAATGGGAAACTCTTCGATCTCGCTTGCCCAGCGCGCCGTACCCTTGCCGTTGTGCCGCTCAAACACCAGCGGAAAGCCGCCGATGCCATCAAACAGGCTGCCCATCGTAACAGGGCGAAGATATTGTGCGCTGATCCGCTTTGCCAAAAAGTCCCAGAAGGGCAATGCGATGGAGTTGCCCAGCGCCTTATACCGGGGGCTGTCCGCATCCTTGTGGCGCTTGCCTTTGCTGTCCATCCACTCGCCAATGTCTGTCCAGCCGTTCGGGTAGCCCTGCAGCCGTTCGCACTCCATCGGGGTCAGGCGGCGCACCACCATGTTCTGCACGGGGTATGTCTCCGCGTCTTCCCGGTATGCGCAGGCAGCCTTTGCCCGCAGTGCGTGTGCCACCTCCGGTGTTGCCCCGCACACCAGCATATCGTTATAAGCATCCTGCCCGTTATAGCTCCCAGCATGGGCACCGGGAGAAAGCGTTCCCGTTACGGTTTGATACGTCAGCGGCACTTGATTGCCGCCTGTTCCCATACGGGCTTGCAAACTCGGAGCGATCTCTCCGCAGTCCCGAATGACATCGCAAGCGTGCGACATATCCAGCGCCACAAACGTCTGGCAGTGCATACCGACCTCCGCAGCAAGCGCCACTGCCTTATCCCCCACGTTGCGAACCTCTTCGCGCTGATTTTGCGCAAAAGCGATGACCGCTGGCTGGTGTCCATGCTTCTGTGCTCTCAGCGTGCCGGAAACATCATGGCTCACGCCCATCACATTCCCGCCTTGATCGTTCAGGCACATCACCGCCGGTTTATTCCACCCACACTCTGCGTTCAACGTGGGCGATTGCTCTTCGGCGTATCCGATGCTCCGGGCCTGTTCGCTGTTCCCCAGCTTAAACCCGGCGCAAACCGCCGGTCGGTCGATGCCGTTTCCCTGCAAGCATGAAATCGTCTGGTCGTTGCCGGTGCCCAGCGTCCCGCTCTTGTCCTCCTGCACTAAAGTGCCTTTTCCTCCTCCGTCACAGACTCCTGACCCGGACTGCATAAGAAGCACCGCTTTCAGCGTTTCCGGCAAGTCTTTCCCACGCCGTTCCGCTCTCCGCAGGATGCCTTGACACGCTTTTGCGCTCAAAGAGTATTTCTCCTGCGGTGTCGCCTCCAAAATCTGCGACAACCGAGATCCGACGGCGGCGTTGGGGGACTCCCCAGTATTGCGCGTCATGCACTCGCCAAGCCACGCTCCATCGTCCTCCCACTTCATCGTGGTAGCCACCCCAAGTTGGCCATCCTTTTTCAGGTACTTCAATATCGGGGGCTTCCGGCTCTGCGATGCGGATGATCTCTTCAAGGACTGCCGCGAAGTCTCGCCCTTTGTTGCTGCTGAATGCTCCGGGCACATTTTCCCAGACCATAAACCGAGGTCGGACCATGTCACCTGTCCGTCCGCTCTTTCTGTCACGCTCTCTCATCTCCTTTACGATGCGGATATGCTCCATGAACAATCCGCTCCTTGCACCGGCCAATCCGGCTCGTTTTCCTGCAATGCTCAAATCCTGACACGGCGATCCGCCCGTGATAACATCCACGGCTTCGATCTCTGCACCGTTGATTTTCGTAATATCGCCGAGGTGCTTCATCTCCGTTCCTCCCGTTTTGTCATTGTAGCCTCCAATTCTGCTTTTTGCCGATGTTCAGCATATAATCCTTCGCCCTCTGGTTGATCCTGCTCCCGATTGCCTCGTCCCAGCTCAAAATGCGGTCAATGGTCAGTTCCGTGGAGATAATCGTGATTGCATCCGGGTTGATATACCTGGCATTCAGCAGGTCAAAGGCGATGTTTTTGTCGGCATCCGTTACGCTCCCCTTGAGAAAATCGTCGATATACAGCGCACGGACGGTTTTCAGCGGCTGCATGGCTTCGGCGTATGCTTCGGCATCGTTGGTCTTTGCCTTGATTGCCGGAATATCTCCCCGCCATTGCACATACCGCACTGGGATTCCTCCGTCCATCAGCTTGGCGCAAATCGCCGTACACAGGTGTGTTTTCCCAGTGCCGGGAGAGCCTCCGATGAAAAACCACTTGCCTTTCCAGTCGGTCAAATACTTCTCCGCCGCCTGCTTTGCGGCCTGTTGCCAATACTCCTGAGTTTGGAACGACTCAAAGGTGCAGCTATCCAGCAGTCCCAGAAGTCCGGAACGCTCCATGCGAAGCCTATTCCGACGAATGATCTCACATTTGCAGGTTCTACTCACCAGTTCGCCGCTTTCCGTGCGCCGGACGGTGTAGCCCAGCCCGCCGCAGATGTCACAGCCATGTTCCGACATGGTATTCTTGCTTTGTTGGATGTTCACCGGCTTCCTCCTTTCTGCGCTTCTCCCAGGTTCTGACGGCAGCCTTCCAGTCCTTCATGCGGTTTTTCCCAACCATCCATCCCTTGCTGGCGTAGAAATCGACGAACTGCTGTGCGTCAACCGCAGACCCCCGTTCTGCGATATAAGCCTGAACTTCCGCCAAAGATGGGGGAGAGAAGCGCGCTTCGCGCGCGTCATTCTCGCTTCTCGATTCTCGTATATCGATTCTCGATTCTCGATTCTCGAATACGGGGACATCTGCATCCATTTGTTTGCAAATGATTTCATCTGCTTGCGTAGGCTCTACAGGCTCAGGATATTTGCTTTCCTTTGCTCTCTGGTTCTGATACTTACCCCATGTTGGTAGGTAGAGGAAGCGCTTGCCCTGTGAAGTATAAAGGGCAACCAATCCAGCACTCGCCAATCCATGAAGGGCGTTTTCTACAGTTTTCAGAGTAAGATTTTCTTTCAAAGGAAATAGCCTGTTTTTGATAATTGCGGCCCGTCCGTCATAGCGCCCGAAATCATCGCAAGAAACAATCAGCCGATAGAACAAGACCTCCTCGAACCACGAAAGCCGATCTATGCTGTCGCTGGTGCAGATGCTCTCGCGTATGATTCTGTTCGGCATCGGCGCACCGCCTTAGAACGGCAAATCGCCGTCGTCCTCGGCAATCTCCTCGAATGTCTGTGCGGGCTTCTGTGGTGCGCTGTCCTTGCTGCCGCTGAAATGTACCCGGTCCGCCGTCAGCTCCACCACCGTGCGCTTGTTGCCGCTGTTATCCTCGTATTCCCGGCTGGAAAGTTTGCCCTCCACGACGATCTCCTTGCCCTTAGCAAAGTGCTTGCAAATCATCTCTGCCGTGCTCTGCCATGCCACGCAGGAGAGAAACAGCTTCGTTTCTCTGTCCTTTACCTTCTCGCTCCATGCCACACGGAAACTGCACACCGCTGTTCCGCTGTTGGTGCGGCGCAATTCGGGGTCAGAGCAAAGCCGCCCCTGCAAAATCATTCTGTTTACCATCGTTTTCCTCCTTACAAATAGCTTTTTCCAAATTCGCTGCGGAAGTCATCTTCCGTCCATCTCTGTTCCTGCATGGCCGTTAACTGGCCGTATCGGCGAAGCAGACGCATTTGATTCCCGTTTCGGTGTACAGCGTTTCCACCGTTCCTGTGGCATCGTTCGCCGCAGAGATACACCACAAGGCCGTATTTCTCGCTCTTGTTTCGGTACGCACCGCCGAAGATGTGGTGCCGCTCCAGCGGGTCACTTGCGCCATTTCTGCCGCACAGGAAACACCGTCTTTCATCAGTCACCTTTATCACCTCCCAGCGGTTGAGCTTCGCCCCAGCGGGATTTTAGCGCATCCAACTCCTGCGGTGTCATAGTCTCGATTCCAGCTTCTCGGCAATCGGCAACAATCTGGTCAATCAGCCGTGACATCTGCTCTGTGTCGTAGGTGCTGGAGCCGTACCAAACCGCCACGTTCACGCAGCCAGGAATTTTGCTTGGCCCTTGTTCCGCCATCCAGCCGGTTCCTTTCGCCTCCCATCTGCGGCAGAACTCGTCCGCCGCCTTTGATACCATGCACACGACATCGCTCACACCACCGATGATCCTGATTTCTTCCCGGTACACATCATTCCTCGGAATCCCATAGTGTGCCGCCAGTTTATCCAGCAAAACCCACGCATAAGCATTTGCGTCAAGGCTCCTGCCCTTGCGCTTGATCTGCGCCACATACTGCTTGTCCGGCTTCATCTCGTCACAGATGGTCATTGCAGAGGTGGGGGACTGCACCCGGAGGCACAGCCACGCCCCATCGCTGTCCTGCTGCCACCGTGCGGCGGTCACATCAGCCTGCAACATTGCCCTGCTCCTTCTTCGCGGCCTTCATGCAGTCGGCGCACATCTGCGCTCCGTAGCGGCCCTTGGAGTACTTAACCATGTCCTTTACCGTCCACATTTCGCCGTTGCGCTTCTTGACGGACACAATGTCAGCTCCACATCGCTCACACACCGGAGCGGCGTTCCGCTCCTTCTCGTCCAGCTCGGCGGAGGAAATTTTGTCTGGGTCCTCGCCGGTGGGAAGCGCAAAGGTCCGCAGCCACATATACTTAAACGCATAGGTCATGGCCTTGCCGCTGCCCTTGTCTTGTGTGTCTGCGCCATCTCCGCAGGATGCAATCTCGATGTATTCCTCCGGGTTTTCCACGTTGACCATGCGGTAGATGACATCCACGTGGGTAATGTTCCCAGTTCTCCCGGCTGTCTGTGCGATGGGGTATACAACCAGTTTGTGTTTCAGCAGTTCCGCACGCATGATGGAGGTTACTTTCCCCTCGCTCAGTGCCTTGTATTTGTTGCTGCCGACCTCAACATGATCGTCCTTTGCCAGATACTGGACATCCTGCATGATTGCAGCGATTTTCTCATAGATATTCATCATTCGGTTTTCTCCTCATCAACAACTTGTAGCGGGCAATATGCCCCGACGATTCGTGTGTCCAGCAAATACTCCCCCGTGCGGCGGCATTGATTTCGTGAATACGTCTCCAAAAGTGGGCAGAGGTTACAGCACATTTTCCCCTCTGGGAATGGGATTTCCACTGTAGCTTTTATGTACCGGAGGACGCCGTTTATCATCCCAAGCCCCCCTTATGCAAAAACTCCGAGAGATACTCACCCTCCGTCAGCTCGGAAATATAATCAAGCTGCACATCGGAGAACTTCCGTATAGCCAGCTTGAAATTTCCGATTGTTTCCAGCTCGCACTTGTGGCACATAGCAGACTTCATCGGCTTCCAGCCGTGGCAAACAGGACATTCATCCGCTTCTCCGGGGATAATCTCCTCTCCGCACTCTGGGCAGACATAAATTATGCTGTTTCCGCACTCATCGGACTTTTCCTCGATGTAATCCAACGAATGGAACGCTGCCCCACAATAATCACACAAATACATCGTCTTTCCCTCCGTTTGTGTTACTTCCCGTCCAGCTTGTCCAGCAGCCGCATGAAGCCGTAAACCGCCGTCCCGGCTCCCAGATACACCAGCGCCCATGTCAGCGTCATTCCGTCTCCTCCTTGCTTATAGATCCGCCGGGTCATATGCGCACAGCGTGTCGCACATACCCTTGCAGGGGCAGGCCGGGCAATCGCACTCCAGCGGGCTCTTCTCTTCGCACAGCGCATCGTGCCGTGCCAGAAAAGCATCCTCCAGCACCCTGTATTCCTGTCTGCTCATGTCTCCTCCTCTCTCTCCTCAATCCACGCATCTAGCTTCTTTTTAAAAATCTGAAATACCCGGCTGCGGTCGGTGCGGATGCACACGCCGAATGGGTACACACCTTGCTCCAGGCCGTCGGCCAGGGTGTCAGAACAAAGGCTCAAGCCTTTATCTCTAAGATACTTCGATGCCTGGTGCAGCGTCATGGTTTCGATCATTTGTCATCCTCCTTCTTCAACAGCTCGTCCACCGTGCAGCCGTACAGCTCGGCGATCTCCGGCAAGCGGCTGGCCCTCGGTGCCTGCGTGCCGGTCTCCCACATGTAAACCGCCGCATCCGTCACCTTTAGTTTCTCGATGACCTGCCGGACACTTAGCCCAGCGGCCAATCGAGCGCTGCGAAAACTCATTCTTTCACCTCCAGTTTGCATTTACTTAGTTTTCGTTGACTGTGGCGGGGGAATTTGTTATACTGCCTTTAGCCCTTGCGGCAAATTTAAGGAGGTGGACTTTTTGACCAACCTTTTGACTTTGCCCGTTCCAGACCGAAGTACCGGCGCAATGCGATAGGGTCAGGCTGCCCCAGAACTGCCAAAGTGAGCGGTGCGTCACAGAAACGGAAGTCCGTTTTTCGTCAGACTGGCATTTCCGAGCCGCAAGAATGACGGCTTGGCCATCGGCTAAGGATTGCCGGTGAACAGTCTGTGCAGCGCACTCTGGTAACAAATCTGGGAGGAAAACGCCCGCAAACGGACTGCGGGTGTTTTTCTTTTCGCCTTTTCCTCCTCTCCGCAATCAACAAAAGCTAAGTTTTTCTTGACAACTTAGCAAACTGTGGTATTATGGAAGTGCCAACAACCCTTAATATTTTCCGCAGTCCGCTAAGTGCAGGGGGCTTGGTTTTGTATTGTCCTCTGCAAGTTTAAGTATACCTAAGTATTTCCTAAATGTCAATAAAAACTTAGAGTTGTTAAGGGTTAAATATTGCTAAATTTTAATGGTACTTTTTATGCAAATTGACACTTCATCCGTTTTGCGGCGAATTGAAATTCGTCTGGCAGAAATAGAGATGCCGAAACAAGTCTTTTATGAAAAAAGCGGGATTTCTTCCGGTTCTTATTCACAATGGAACACGGGAATGCATAGTCCCAGCCTTAAAAAGCTGCAAAAAGCGGCTTTAGTGCTTGGCGTTCCCGTGGAATATCTCCTTTACGGCGATGCCCCCGCAGCTTCGCAGGGCACAAAAAAAGCCCCCGATCCGGAGATCGAGGGCGGGAGCCAAGCAAAAAAGGCTTTGATGGATGCTCTTAATGATTTGACGGACGAGCAGTGCGAAAAGCTGCTGCCGATTGTTTTAAGCGCAAAAAGACTACTGTAAAAAGGGAATTTGTATATGCCAGACTTAAAATTTGAAATGCCAGAAATTGCCAAGGGTACGGTTATACCGCACGGCGTACAGGAATATATTAATCTTCAAAACGAAAAGGAAACTGCCGACAAAAGGGCGCGTTTATACTTTTGGGGCGGAATCATATCCAGCGTTCTTTGCATGATCGGCGGGTATTTGCTTGGGAAATTTTGCTAACTCGCAATAGAGCTTCGTTTCCAATGCAGACACCTTTTTGAGCAAAGTCCAAATCCACGCCCATTGCATCACTGTGCCTGCAAAGGCAAAGAAAACTAACCCATATAATACGGCGTTACTCATAATATTTCCTCCAAATATTTCCCGGCTACTTATATTGCCATTGAATGTGTAGTGCTTCCCTGATGGCTTCTGCCTTTTCTGGGGTAATGTCTGTTTGCTCGTAGTCCTTGCAGGGATTATCTTTTCCGCAGCCGAGGACATACCACCCGCCCCGTCTAGTGTAACGCACCACAACATGCTTGCATCCGGCGCAGGCCACACTTTTGCACTGGGGCAGTGCCGCATTGTTAATGATTGCGGAGCGGAGTGTATCTTCTCTCGCTTCCGCAAGCTGCTCTTTGAGTTTGCGGTTTTCTTCCCGCAGATCATTTAATTCTTTTCGTGCAGTAAACATTGTAACCTCCTTAGCACATATTCCGCCTGTGTATCGGTAAGCGTGAGGATTTCTTCTTTGAGCCTTTCCCTTATTATATCACATTTATTTTTCGTTTTATAGCTTACAATTTCCATCTTTATACTTTTCTGCTTACAATCCACATTATTTCTCCTTTCGGTTTATCTACCTATAGTCAAAATATGGCGTTTGTTGCACAGTTTAGGGCAACAATACAAAAAATTTTTTAAGAAGGAGCATAATTAGAAATGGCTAAAAAATCTTCCTTTAAAATACCAGGGCTTTCCTTTAGCTGGAAACGTGCGCTTGGAATTACCAGCGCAAAACGCAAGATTGCAAAAGCAACGGGAATTCCTACAACAAAGGCGGGGCGGCAAAGAAAAGTCGGCAAGCTATTGGGGATTAAGTGAAATCCACAGAAGATTATTTCATATAGTCCCCACCGCCCCCGCACCGGACGGTGGGGATTTTTTGCCGCCTATCGCCGTCACTGGCTCTTGGCCGCATACCCACAGTATCAGTTTGTTGTTTGGCAAGTCAATCCAAAAACCGGATAATATACGATTAAGCAGATAAAAACAAACGGAGAGGTTTGCCCGAAATAAGGCAGGAGGGGAAGAAATGGAAAAAACTTTGCAGGATATTTGCAGAGATGCAAAAGAGGACCAGCATCTTACCACGCAAGACTTAGCCGATTTAACAGATCTGTCATCGTCCACGATCAGCAATTACTTTTCTGCGTCGTCAAAGGATCCAAGCCTATACAAAATGGGGATTATATGCGCCGCCCTCGGTGTGTCTATAGATGAGTATTTTGGTATCGTAAAGAGACCAACCACGGAGGAGCAGCTGGCAGAGGCACACAGAGCAATGGCCGATGCAGATGCAAAGCATAGCGCAGCCCTACGCATTGCGCACTTAGAGGGCGGCATGGAGCAACTGACCGGATCAGTGGCAAAGCATGAAAAAAAGGAGCGAGTATTGCAAATTTGGGTGTATATCCTGGCACTTTCGCTGTCGATTTCCGTATCCATAATATTTGGATATTTGGCGTTTGACTCAAGCGTCCCGCAAACAGGGCTTATCCGCAACGGGAAGATTACATCACTCGGCTGGATGCTATTTGCGCTACTTGCGGTGGGCGTCGGTGTAATCATTGCTTCGCTGATTAATGCGCTGCGATATTACAGGCACCATCAAACTGATAAAAATATAGGGTAGGAGGATAAAAATGGGAAAAGCAATGAGGAGGGCCAACGGAACCGGGACAGTGTATAAGCTCGCCGGGCGCCGACGCAGGCCCTGGGTGGCTGCAAAGCAAAAAATCATTATAGGATATTACCCCACCAAAAAAGATGCTATAGCGGCGCTGGAACGTCTTGCAGGCAAGGATTTAACGGAGCGGTACAACATGACCTTTGCCCAGGTGTTTGACGCTTGGAAAGAGGAGCATTACAAAAAAATAGGGCCAAACGGTATAGAAGGCTATGACGGCGCATTTAAAATTTTTGCGCCGCTGCACGACCGGAAGTTCCGGGACTTAAAAACGGCGGATTTCCAGGGCGTACTGGATGCCCATATGCATAAATCCCATAGCACTGTGTCCAAGTATAAGCAACTCATAACGCAGATGTCCACATGGGCCATGCGCGAGGAGATCATCACAACAAATTTTGCAAAATTCGTCCAGCTCCCCGAAAACACAAAAAAAGAAAAAGAAACATTTACCGATGCTGAAATAAGCAAGCTGGAAGCGGACGGCAGCGACACCGCAAAAATTATCCTCATGCTGATTTACACAGGAATGCGCATAGGGGAATTGTTTTCCCTACCGGCTAAAGATTATCACAAAGATTATGTGGTCGGCGGTGAAAAGACGGAGGCTGGGCGAAACAGGATCATCCCAATCCGCCCCGAAGGGATCCCATACTTTGCCTATTTTGCAAATAAGGCTACCGGCCCACTGCTCATATCCGGCTATGCTGGGGAAAAAATCCCAGCAAACTTCCGCCGCCGGGATTATTACCCGCTTTTGGAAAAATTAAAAATCCAGCGCAAAACGCCGCACTCCACCCGGCACACCTATGCAAGCTGGGCGAGAAAAGCGGGGATTGCTCCGGAGACGCTACAGAGGATCCTCGGCCACGCCAACTACTCCACTACCGCAAATATATACGTCCATACGTCAGCGGAGGAATTGGTGCAGGCCGTTAAAAAGGCGAAAATTTGTTAGTAGTTTGTTAGTTACCTACGGGAGCCAAGGCAAGCCCGTGCAAAATTGTTCTGCGAAAAGTTGCAAAATCGCAACAAATGTTGTTATTTTTATTAACTTTTGTGCTTATATATTCAAAACGATTATAATTCACACGCAGGAGGTCACTGGTTCGAGTCCAGCAGTCTCCACCAAAAAAGTCCAGGAATTTCAAGGGTTCCCGGACTTTTTTATTTTTGCCAAGATTAACTTTGTTAGTAACGTGTTAGTAGTAGCGATTTAGGTTAGTTTTTTTAGGACGCTGTTATAAGCTTTCTCATTGACGATTTTTAGTGTGTCCATAAGCTCGTCCATAACTTCCCACGCCCTATCCTGCGCTACATTCCCAACCGCTTTCAAAAATTCACTGCCGGATGGTTTTATTTTCTTGGCCGGCGCAGGCTCTGCAGAATACAGCATTGGGGGCGTTTTCGCCTGCAGTTGCCCCCCGCCGTGTTCGTTACGGATAATGTAGAGCGCCGCCAGTTTCTCATAGTTTGTCCAGCTCGATTCTTCTGTTTCAAGGCGAGCTATCCAGCGCTTGACCTCATTCTCGTCGACCATAGGGGTGCACCCCCTTTAGTCCTCGATCGTGTCCATGCAGCGCTGGATGGCTCTGCGGATGCTTTCGTCGTCGGCGTTGTCCAGCATTTCCTGCAACTGGCGTTTCATGTTGTCGATGCCACCATCACGGGAATAGTGGCCGCGCACATAATGCGTGCCGCGTCTCGCATTGGACATATCGCGGTCATAAGCGCCGCGCATGCCCGACTGCCAGTCTCCGTCGCGGGAATAGCGGCGAGAATAGTCTTCATCGCGGGAATAGCCGCCGTCTTCCATCATCTCGATCTTATCGATGTTCTTGATGGTTGCTGTCAGTTTGTGGGCAATTTCTAGGTCACCCGCACCCAATTCGCCTTTTCGGGCCAGTTCGTCCAGCTCCTTGCAGAGCATATCCCGCAGTTCATACATAGATTTCATACCCATTGTGTTCTCCTTTCTCAGCTCACACGGTCGATGGTCAGGTTGCTATTGGCAAAGCTGACCGCCTCTGCGCTGGTGTTCTTTGCTGCCACGGTCACGCAGCAGCCGCGCGGCACTTCCACGATGGCGCTGACGTAGACGTTAAAATAGTTTTCCACCGCAGCCGGGGTGACGGTCGCCGTAGCTCCGTTGAGTGCTTCGCCGTTGACAGAAAGCGCCGTAGTGATCGCGCCTACCGTGCCGCCCGTGGGGACGGCGATGTTCGCGCCAAAGCTCACCTTAAAGCGCGCCTTGCACTGCTGCGTCAGCCCGCGCAGGGTGACGAGCCCGCTGCCCTCACGGTGGACGATGCAGGGCTTGCCGCAAGCCGCCGTGGAGACCATCGGAACATTCTGGCCTGCAGGGACGGTCACGATTCCGGGATTTACATATTCAGCCATAATTTCAGTCCTTTCATAAAATACAGCGGCAGGGCTATTGCCCCGCCGCTTTTGTTTAGTATCGGCACGGGGCCGACCATTTCCCAACATAGGGAAAAGCTACGCTATGCAGTTGTCAGCAGCCACAACAGGCAAACTGGTTGCAGCAATAGGGGTTCTGCACCGTGTAGGCCGGAATGGGAGAAGGCCGGAGCTGAGACACCAGATAACTGTTCTGCGCCGCCTGGCTTGCCGCCAGCTTCAAGCCCTGGTTCTCGGCCTGGAGGTCAGAGAGCTTGCTCTGCGTCAGGAAGTCGAGGATTGCGCGGCTGTTGCTGTTAGCGTTGTCGATGATGTCGCGGGTCGCGTTCTGCACGGTGTTGCGCGTGTCGCACGCCTGCGCCGCCATGTCATAGCGCACCTGCGCGATAGCCGCGCGATTCTCGCAGCAGCAATTTGCGGCCTGCATCTGCATGGCGTTGAGCTGCTGCATCAGCGCCGCTTGCTGGTTGCTACGGGACAGCTCGGCCTGTGCAAAGCCGTTTGCCATCGCCATGTTGGTGCCGTTGACAAGCTGCGCCTGCTGGTAAAATCCGTCGCAAAGGCCCTGATTTACGCTGTCGATCTTGCGCTCGACATTGGCAAAATCAGAGGTCAGCACGTAGCCGTCTACGACACCGCCGGAATTGCCAGCGTTGTTGCCCCAGCCGTTGCGGCCCCAGCCGAAGAGGAAAAGAACGATAATCCAGATCCAGTTTTCGCCCCACATACCCATGCCACCGCCGTAGCTGTTCGCGGGCGCGACCGGCATAGTCATCATGGGAGCACCGTCGGAAAGAGACATATTATCTCCCCTTTCATAAATTTTATTTATCAAATCGTGGCCACGATAAGATCAATGGAATAAATGCTCGAACTGTTTTGCCATAGATTGAAGTTGGTTTAACTCTTGCTGGCTCATAGCCCCAGATTGCAAAAGCTTGTCGACCTCCGCTTTTGGGTTACCCTGAAAATTCGCCCTAAACTGTTGGAACTGCTGCAACATCTGCATAAAGCCGTTGCCGCCGCCGAGCGCTCCGAAAAAGGGATTATTCATCGTCATCGTCCTCCTTGCGCTTCTTCTTGCCCTTCAATTCGCCCACAAGCGCCGCCAGCGCGTCAAACTCCTTGCGGGTGACAAATTCCACGCCCGGCTTTTGCGGCGCGTTAGGGGCCGTTTCTGTGCGTTCTACGAGGTCATAAATCTTGAGCGTCGGTTTCCCGCTTGCGTCTGCCTGCTTGAGGTAAACGGTGGGGGCGGTGGAATCCCACAGCGCTACGGCAGAGTTGGGCGCGATGAGATAACCTCTTGCCTCCTGTTCTCCGCTTACCCACTGTACGCCGCCTTGCGCGATGGGGTTCTGTTGCACTGGCTGCGACATAGGCTGCTGCATGGGCTGCATCTGTGGTTGCTGCATCTGCCGCATCTGCATGAGGTTGTCCGGCATCGGCTGTGGATAATAGGGGTTGAAATAGGGATATGCCATGTTCATTCCTCCGTTTCTTTGTCCCAGAAATAAAGCGGGATTTCGTTCTCGCTGTTCCAGCTGTCATAGATGATCCCGTCCTGAACGCACACTACATGCCCAGAGAGGGCGAGAATATATGTCCCGCGCGGGTGCTCATCGGCAAACCTGCCGACCGTGTAACAGTCCGGGCAAGTGTCCGGTATGATGTATCTCCGGTAGCCTAAGGACCGCAGATATGCGCCCCAACAGGCGTTTGCATTGGGCAAATCGCCGTCCAAGTAGCCACGCATGCACAGCCGGAGATAAACCTCGCCCCAATCCTTTCCCGTGGACTTACAGATCGCACGGACAGTGCAATCGGACACGTTTTTCCCGCAGGGATTTGGATTAAAATATTTATACATGATTGCAACCCCTATATAGGCTTTCAGCAATTTCCACATACGCTAAAAGTCCCTGGGGATCGTCTGCGTACAGAATGCAAATATCCTGCGCCATTTGCGCGGTAAACCCGCATTTGATTAAGCGCTCGTACATATTCCCGCCTCCTTGCCTCTATAATAAAAGAAATCCGGGCAAATAAACTGCCCGGATTCTGCCTTGATTCTGCAATAATGTAGTTACAGTGTACACCAATTGTGTGCAAAAACGAAAAATAGCCGCACCCAAAAAGGGCGCGGCTACTTTTAGGAATTGAATGCATCCGCCAGTTTTTGGTATGCGCGGCGGCGCAATTTGTAAAATCCATCTACGCTGATATGTAGTTTTGCCGCCGTCTGTACGCAGGTGCGGCCAAAAATGTCCACGTCAATTACACAGGTTTCCTCGTCTTCCGGTAGCCCTACCGCACGGATTGTTTCTGTGGCGCGGCATGGTGCCATAGTGGATAGTTTTTTGCGGATTCTTTTGTGCTGATCTATCATTTCCCACGGTGTGCCGTGGAGGTGCGGATGTTTATGCACGGGCGTGAGGCCGGCGTAGCGGTGTCCTCTGCGCCCTCCAGTGGATTTATTTTATCCTTTATTTCAGCAGAAAATTCCAGCTGGCGGCACCGAGGATGCCATCCACGCCGAGGTCGTGGTCAGCCTGCATCCGGCGCAGACCGGCCTCCATCTTGGGGCCAAAGAGCTTGTCACCGCTCCAGATCTCGTCAGGGTAATAGCCCTTGTCCTTCATCAGCAGCATGGCAGCCCGGACGTCGTTGCCCTCCATGCCACGGCGCAGCATACGCAGTTCCATGTTGATCGTCTCCTCCTTCGTCGTCGGTGCGGGTGCGGGCTGCTCGTTCAGCAGCGCCTTGACGCTGGCCTTGAACGCCTCCCACTCCGCATTGTTCTTCCCTGCCATCTGCCGGGGGCAGGACTTCCCGGTCACGTCGTAGTGCCGCAGGACGTAGGTGTCCACGCCGGAGATGCCCAGCAGCTTGCACAGCTCCGCCGTCAGTGCCGCAGCGTTGGCCTTGGTGCGCTCGGAAACATGGTAGTTTCCGGAGCAGCACATCTCGATCGAGATACTGTTGGTGTTGCGGCAAGACGGGTGTACGGGGTTATTAGAGCCTACCGCCCACGCCCGGTCACAGGCCGGTACGGACTGGTAGATGCTGTCCTCATCCACGAAGTAGTGTGCGCTGGCCTCCCGGTCGCCGCCTGCGAAATACTTGCAGTTGGCCTTGGCGGTGTCGCTGACGTTGCCCGTGTAGTGCAGCACCACAAAGGCCACGTCCCGCCCGCCCAGCCGGTCATAGGTCTCCTTGCTGGCCGGGATGCTGGTGTTGATGGGGATGCCGCCCGCCTTGGCGATGGGATATGCGGCAGTAATGCGCTTACCCATATCTCACTCCCCCTTGCTCAGCTGCTTGACAGCCTGATTGATGCCGGTGGCCGCCAGACCGCTGACGATGCCCACGGCAATGGCGGTGATGGGGTCGCCCGCCGGGAAGTCCGGGATGGGTGCCAGATAGTAGCTGACAGCCCCCAGCAGACCGCCGCAGACCCCGCACAGGATGGGGATCCACTTGTCGTTCATGCTGCTGGCCTTGCCCACCAGACCCACGAGGTAGGTGATGACGGTGATGACCGCCACGCTTGCGATGCCAAAAGTTTCCATAATTTCTCCTTTCCGTGCCCGATTCGGGCACACAAAAAATGTTGACAAGTCTTTGTTTATCGGTTTAGTCGGTATTGTACATTCACTACAGTCTCCTTTCTTTTTTTAATTCTCCGTATAATCGTAAATGATGGTGGCCTTGCTCGCACCCCAAGGAGCATTTGCTACTTGCCCCTGCGACCACGGAACATAGATGGTGGTTAGGTTGGAGCACCCGTTAAATGCAGAAGAGTGGATGGTCTTTGGGTTTCCCTCGAATGTAATACTTGTTAGCCCGGTGCAATTAGCAAACACACCGAAACCAATGTTCGTTATCCCAGGTGGCAGCCTAGTTATTGCCAGGTTGCGGCAACCATTGAACGCATAGTAACCGATGCGTGTTATTCCAGACGGCAGACTAGTTAGTGCAAGTTTGGGGCAGCTTTGAAACGCATAGCTACCGATATTTGTCATGCCAGACGGCAAGCTGGTTAATGCAAGGTTGGGGCAATTATTAAACGCATAGTCACTGATGCTTGTTACCCCAGACGGCAGGCTGGTTAATGCAAGGTTGGGACAACCGCTAAACGCACTGTAACCAATGGTCGTCAAATCACCCGGAAGTGTAGGGCTGACAGCCGTGCGTTCTATCACTGCCTTGAAGCTGCCGCCACCCTCCAAAGTTCCGGTCACGCCGCCGATCACCACATCCTTCTTGATGTTCTCGGACAGTAGGGTTTCCGGTTTTTGAATCGTCACCTTATGCATGCCTTTGCTGCTGGTGGGCAGGATGACTTGATTGCCGGAGGGCATAGACAGCTCCACCGTCCTCTCCTCGGTAGCAAGCACCTCCATCACCTGACCCATCTCAGCATCCAGAGGGACTTCCCCGCCGAAGGTGACTGCGAAGTCATCGCCGGGCCGGAACGCTACGTCAAACTCGATCATAGCGCACCATCCCGGAGAATATGCTCCACCGGCACTTCGAATACCTGAGATGCCATGCGCTGCGCCCCCACGCCCACCCGGAGCTGTATCTTTGCGTCAATGCCTCTCCCGGCAGTAAGCGACAGGGTCTCAGCTTCCGTCAGCGTGCAGGAGACAACATTCCCGTCCAGATGTACATCCGGCAATGTTTTTTCGATCTTAACCTGTCCGGCCTGAGCCACGGCAATGGACAGCACCGTGATACTTCCCGTGTCGATGGGCAGGCGGAATGTCAGCGTGGGGGTTGTACCTCGATACATACATATACCTCCTCATACTATAGATTTGCGAGGCTCAGCGGTTGGGCAGTCTTTCCAAATCCGCTATCCTGTGATTGGCGACCTTGATCTGCTCCTCCAACACCGGGACGCGCCGGGCGAAATTGTTGTGTTCCCGGACTTCCCGGGTCAACTCCTCCAGTTTGGTATCTGTGACGGCCTGATGCGTGTCCAGCTTGGCCTGCACATCCCGGGTGGTTTTGTTGCTGGTGATGATTACCCCCAGCAACGACAGTCCGCCGGTGATGAGAGCTACGACGATTGTTTCCATTCAGTAACTTCCTTTCTCCTCTGGGGCTATGTTATAAGGTGGTTCCCTCCATTTTCCACTGATCCGCAGCGAGACGATTAGGCTGTTCGCCGCCAAGCATACACCGTCAGATATGGCGGCATATTGTTATGAGCCTTCCCGCCGCCGGTCGCACCGGTCGCCGTGTTGCGGCTGATGTCAAATGCCGCCGATGCGTAGGGATAGTACCGCCCGCTGCCGCTCTGAACGCCCATATCACCCACGGTGAACGCCTTCTGGCTGTTGGTGATAAAGCCGTAATACCCCGCCTGATTGGCCGGATTGTGCGTATGGCTCGGCATCTCATTTGCGGTCAGTGTATGCGCTGCTTCTCCGCCGCTGGCCCCGGCTGCGTATGTATCACCCGCAGCCAACAGGAATACATCCTTTATGCGTTCCCACGTCCCGCCGCCAAAAAGATCGACCGGGTCGGTGGCCGCAGTGGAGATATATACACTCCCCACCGGATGTGCATAATCCAGCAGCGTCGTCCCTCCTACCGCCAATGTTCCGTCTATCTGCACGTCCCTATCAAAATAAGCATCCAGCCCCACTTGGATTGCATTTGCCTTGTCACAGAGACGGCCCAGCCCCACAGACAGCAGATGCTTTGCCAGATGGTAAAGGGCATACGCTGCCGGCAGATCTCTCAGAGAGGAACCTACACCCTCCCATGCATCCGTCGCCACCACACGCACCTCGTAGCGTTTGCTCTTGTCTGCAGCAAACACGGCAGAAATATCAGCAGGATCATAGTTTCCCGCCGCCGGTCGGCCTGCCGTAGTCCAATCTTCAGCGCCGACTTCCCTATACTGCACCGCATATGCTGCGGTGTTTTTAGCAGAAAGTGAAGTAATGGCCCCGGAGAAAGTCACCTTGCCATAAGTGCCAGCCCGGTTTGCTGTTCCATCGGCATTGCAACGGGCGGCAGAAATAGCAGTAATTGCTGGTTTGCTATAAGCGAGGACAGTGATACTTTGTGTCTTTGTAGTCGTGCGCCCTCGGCTATCCGTAACGGCGCAAGCAACAATCAGTTCGCCGGAACCGGGCAGATAATCCGTTGTACCACTGGCCGATGTCGCAGCGTAGATGCTGCCCACCTTGATACTGTAAGACTTGATGGAACTGCCCTGCACACCGGATGCGGTGATATCCACTTTGACTTTGCTGCGAAGCTGGACATATCCACCATAGGTGTTGGACACACCTGTTGGATCATCGATTGCAACAGACAAGGACGGAACCACGGTTGACGGCACGGCAAGCTTAACAGCCGTTGACCACGCCCCAACATAGGTGCTGCCGTTGTACGTCTTTACTGTGAGTGTGAGCGCCACAGTCTCTGCGTTTGGTGCTTGCTGTGCCAGAGACACAGGCGGTGCGTTCCAACTGTACGATGTGCCTACATTTTCGGCAATCAGTTTGTCCTTGACGCTGCCGCAGGTGTAATAGAGTTTGTGCGTAAAGCTGCTGCTGGCCCGCTTGATGGTGATGGTCAAGGTTTTCCCCAGCGTGGAGCCGCTTGTGGTGGCCGTGGACGCTCTTGGAATGGTGGTCAGCGTCACCGTTTCCGACAAGGACAAATGGCGTGGCGTGTAGGAGCTGTCAAAGCCACAGTCCCACTCTGCTGTCAACGCAATGCTTTTCGTGCCGTCTGCATTATGGCTGACTGTAATAGTCTTGCTGCCCAGTTTGTACCATCCGGTGGAACTGTAATTATACGGATTCCAGCGTTTTTCGCCCTGAAGTATATAATACGCTTCGCCGCTGCTCTCGTTCTGTGAATATCCGGTTCCGTCATATACCCACAAATCAAGACTTAATGTGCTTTTGTTGTCTGCGATAGACTGGCCTGTGATTGACCAATCCAGACGCAAGCGCCAGCCTTTGTTTGTGCTGCTGTAAATGGACGCCATGTTCTCAACTCCTGTCAACTGGCAATTACATCGCCGTTTTCGTCCTCCGTCCAAACCACGTTTCCGATACAGAGGATAGATACCTTGATACGCATTGCTTCCACGCCCTCTGCGGTGATCTGCAACTCCGGTGTGTTGTTGCGGACAAACTGCAACACATCATTATCCAGCCGCAGCAGGATTTCATTGCCCGTTTCGCCAATGATTAGGCCGTCAGACGTAAACCGGAAAGCCTTTGTGATCTCGCTGTACTTGCTTTGCAGATCGCCGTCCACCTTGTCAATGCGCTCGGTTACCTTAGTGATGTCAATGCTCAGCTGGTCAGTCAGCACAGACAGCTTTGTGCTGACCTCCTCTTTGTAGCTGTCAAAATCCCCGGTTTCTACATAGTTTTCCAGAGCGGACAGGATGATGGAGTTGACATTCTGCTGCAGATCGGTAATCTGCTGGTGTGTGGCCTGAATCAGCTGATCGATTTGGGGCTTGGCGCTCTCGGTCATGGCATTACTGATGCAGTATGCGCCGGTGTAGGCCGTTTGGCCGTCTGAATAGGTGATCTTCGTGCGGCTCCAAAGGTAGGTGCCGTCCGTGATGGTCGGGGCTGCAGGCTGCCATGTGCCGCCGGACAGCTCTGTCTCAGAGGTGGAGAGGTAATATTCCACCTCCGTGCTCGTCACAGAAACACCGTCATCGCCCTTGGTTCCGGGCTTGCCGTCCGCTCCTACAATGCGCACGGGCGTTCCCCATATACCGCTGCTGGCGGACGCTGCTACCTTCTGTGAGAGCCATACCACAGCATCGGTCAGGTCTGTGTGCCAGCCGTTCAGCGTACCGTCTCCTGTGGGCTTGGCCGGGGTAGTCGTGCCGTCATGGTAAGTAATCCATACAGACAGACCGTTGGTGCCATTGGTGCCGTCCTTGCCGTCTGCACCGGCAGGACCGGGAGGCCCGGGGGTAAGCTCGATATTTTCAAGGTCGGTTTTTGTGGCATATGTTTTCTGGGCTTCTGTCTTGCTGATGGTGGACTCAAATTTCTCGTCAATGGCTATGAGCTTTTGGGAGAGCCCGGAAACAGCGTCCTGCTTGACAGACCCTACAGCTAAGGCACCGCCATTTATAGTGCCGTCCATCGTCAAAGCCACATTGCTGATGGTCTTTCCGCCATCCTTAGAAAATCCCAGGCCACCGATAGACATAATCCACATTTTGGTATTATCTTCCACGGTGGGGGTATTTCTCAGCGTCCAGCCAGTAGGATAGCCGTCTTTGTCATAAGTGATTTCAAAATAACCCCCCTGTGCCCCGATTATTTTCTGGGTAGCATCTTGAAACGACTTTACAACATCTTCATACATTCTTTTGAACTTCTGTTCCGATGGAGAAGGAGTAGCATAGTCTGTATCCGATGGGCCATAGCAAGTCAAGTCGGCGGACATTCCACCCTTGATTTGCGTTTTTAGCTCCATCACATAGGCCGTCAGATTCTCTCCGCTGCCGCCTGTAACAGAAATAATGTCTCCCGCTTCAACGGCTGGGTTTCCACGCCACTTAACGGTGCAAGGCCGCATTGTTTTGCCGTCAATCTTGGCAAAAACGGTTTCTGCTACCTCTGCGGTCATGTATGGATTAATGGTGGTAATACCTTTTCCCGCTCCCACACTGATGGGGTTGCTATCCGTGCCAGTCAAGAGACTGTGAATCGTAAATGCATCATCAGCGGTCAGCGTCAAGCCATCCATGTACTGCGTGTCGCGGTCAATCGTAAGACCGCTATCGGCATACCAGCAAAAGACAAGGTTTCCTGTTGCGTCAAACTTTGCGTTACAACCGATAAGACCGGCCAGCCATCCGAGCTGTTGCCGCAGAGTGCCCGTATAAGGCGCAGCAATCTGAATACTCGGCATAGTAACAGCAGGCGGTGTTACGCTCGCCTGTTTACAGACATCTGCCAGCACCTGTGCCGGAGTAGCCGGGAATGTGATAGTGGGCATATAGTCCTCTGTCAGACCAGCCATACGGTCGTAGCCTGTGACAGTTACCCACAGCTTCCCGCTATCCTCTACGCCATCTGAGGGGATGTAGTATTTGCCCTTTTGAACATATTGGGCTTCACCGACCACCATGATACCGGCAGAGGGGATAAAATACGCACCATTCAGCGGTAGATTGTCCTGCTTGTAGAATGTAACCTTGCAACTGGACGAAAACGCCGCGCCGATGGTCACGCCGTCTGAGGAGCCAAACTGCTCCGTGACAACGATCTCCTGTATCTCCGATGCTGGAAGGTCTGTCGTACCGTTGAAATTTACCTTGCTGGTGATTTCACGCCCCGGTGCAGAACACGCGGCGTTAAATGCGTCTGTTACAGTATGCATGGCTCACCTCTCGATGAAGTTCATGGAAATTTGTCCCCACAACCATACGCCATCATTGTTGGGGCGCATAATAGGAGCAGAACGATCACCCACATAGCAGGTGATCGTTCTGTTTTTCCCATCTAACGCGTCAGGGTATGTAAGCTCAAAAAAGGGGTCTGTCACGGCAGATAGCAACTTAGACATATTCGCCCCGTCCATCGGCAGCCATGTGCATTTTATTTTTCGCTTTACGGCTACTCGGTCACGGAACAAGTTCCCGCTTTGGTTTCTGCCAGTATCATCCCCATCAAGATCTGATAGGTTCCATTCCAGTTCGGCGGGTGTTGGAGGAACGACACTTGTTCCATCGTTTTTCTTAATTTTCAGTACATCCATTCATACACCTTACACTTTCAAAGGGCTTGCACCAGTTGCGCGAATCACGGAATTGTTCTCCTTGACGATAGCATCGAACAGTTTCTTCCCGTCCACGCTGTCCAGCACAATGGTCACATGGGTGCTTCCGGATGCTTGTCCGACTTCCTCTCGGACGATCTGGCGGATCAAATCAGCTGGTGCCTCGATGTTCGTGCCGCGCTTCTGGTCGCCCAAAACCGCCAAAAACTCGCGGTTGGCTGGAATTACGGCGCCCTTGGCCAGACGGGGGATGTGGACATTCCCCCAATTAACCCGACCAATGTTCACGCCAGGAATCTTGTTTAAGATGCCCGTGATGCCATTCACCATATCGCTTACGCCGCCCAGCACCCAGTTTATGCCCCGTTCAATACCAGAGATCAAGCCGTTCATGATGTTTTTGCCAAGGTTTGCCCACCACTGGGATGTAAAAACGGGCGCAATATATGCGTTCCAAAAGTTCTTAATGCTCTGCCACACTTTTTTTATTTTATCGGTAATATAGCTCCAATTTGGCGCAATGGCCGC